GTTAAAATTGTGGAAACACTACGCTTGGAAAACAACGCGTATTTCGGTAAACCTCGCCTTTTGGATATTTATACTTTATAAACTACTCTCATAATGGCGAATACAGTTGATTTTAACGTAGGCACAAACGCAATGACCGTCCTCAATCAGACGGCTGAAGCAACAAAGAACGCAAAGCAAGAATTGAAGGAACTGCAAAAGCAGATGCTTTCATTGGATGCTGATTCTGCGGAGTTCCAAAAAGCAGCAGCGAGAGCAGGAGAGTTGAAAGACCAAATGAACGATGCTGCTGACGCTATTCGTACTTCAACAGGTCCAGCGTTAGAATCAATGAATAGCACCTTTAGCATTATGCAAGGTCAATTAACTAACCTTGACTTTGGTGGTCTTGGTCAGTCTTTTACAAGTTTAGGTCGTGCTGTTGAAAAGATTAACTTTAAAACTCTTAAAGATGAATTAGGAGGTTTAGTTAAAGGTTTAGGAAGTCTTGCGGGTGCTATTATATCAAACCCATTACTCGCACTTGGTGGCGCGGTTGCCTTACTTGTTGTAAACTTCGATAAGATTAATGCTGCGTTAAGTGGAACGGCTGAAAAAGTAGAAAAGTTAGGTGAAGCAAATGTTGCACTTGAAAAGCAAAACTTAATCCTTGACGCTCAAATTAACAAACAAAAAACGTTATACGGAGAAAGTTTTAAAACACTTGAACTTGAGAAAGAGAAAGCATTAAACAACGTACAAGTTGCAGAGAACGAATTAGCCATTGCAAGAACAACTGGCGACATTAACACTATTCGTGAAAAGGAAAACAAGTTAATCGAGATGCGTAACTTATTAAGCGGTATAACTGCAAAAGGTGAAGCGGATCGTGCGAAACTTGTTGAAGAAGCGAAGAATTTAACGATTGAAGGTTACAAAGAAGACCAATCAAGAAGGGCGGCTATTGCAAAATTTGAAGACGGCAGAGCGCAACAACTTGCTGTTATTGCTGAAAAGCAAAGATTAATAAAAGCCAATCTTCAAAAAGAAGAATTGATTGGAACTGAAAAACAATACACAACCGAACGAGCAAACTTTGTTCAGAAAGACATTGAAACCAAAAAAGTTTTAGTTGTAAGTGATAGACAAAAACAACTTCAAAAAGAACTTAATGATTTATTAGCCGAAGAACAAATTTTAAGAAATGCAAAACTTGCTATTGCTACCGAAACAACTGTTGAAGATTTAAAGCAAAAAGACAATCAAAAAGAAGAAACAGAAAGAGCGAAAACACAATTTCAAGAAATTAAGTCTTTAGGTCTTCAAAGAATTGAATTTACCAAAGACACAACAGAAAGAATTTTTTCGCAAGAAGACGCTTTAAACAAAAGAATTATTGAATCTCAAAAGAAAGTTGAAGAACATCAAAAAGAGATATTAGCAAAACGTGTTCAAATGACTTCCGACGCGTTTGGTGCTTTGTCAAGTTTGACAATGGCTTTCAATGCTAAAAGCGAAACGGCTGCTAAAAATCAATTCAAAATAAATAAAGCGTTCTCGTTATCACAAGCAATTATAAACACTTACCAAGCGGTCAACGCTGCATTAACGGCAGGTGGTAACCCTGCTAAACTTGCAACAGGAGCGCAATTCGTTGAGGCTGGTATTGCTTTAACGGCAGGTCTTGCAAACGTCATTAAGATTCAACAAACACAATTCGGTGGAGCAAATAGCGCAGGTGGTGGAGGTAATTTGGGTGGAGTTGGTAGCGGTGGCGGTGGTACAACAGCACCTTCACCCGCTAACTTCGCCTTCCTTCAAAACCAACCAAACCAACAACCGCCACTTCAGGCATACGTTGTGAGTACGCAAGTGAGCAGCAATTTAGAAGCACAACAACTAATCAACAACCAAGCGCGTCTTGGTGGCTAAAAAATAAAACAATGAAAAAAATTAAAGTTATTGAGTATGGCATCGACGACGCAGGTTTGCTCGGGGTGTATGCTATCAGCGTAGTCGAAGAACCTGCAATAGGTGTCGATTTCGTAGCGTTAAGCGAACAACACAACGTGAAGTTCAAAGAAGATTTCAGAGGTCTTTTATACGGCGCTTTATTGATTCCCGACCAACTGATTTACAGACGCAACGACGAAACGAACGAGGAGTATTACGTTAAGTATTCGAAGGAAACAATCAGAGCAATTGCTTACAACTATTTGAAACAAGCAAATCAAAACAACGCAACAGTTGAACACGCGAAAGTGGTTGACGGTGTTTCGTTGGTTGAGACGTGGATCATTGAAGGCGAAAATGACAAGTCGAAGAACTTCGGGTTTTCACTTCCAGAAGGAACTTGGTTCGGTTGTATGAAAGTGGAAAACGAAGAGGTGAAGAAACAGATTCAAAACAAAGAGGTGTTGGGTTTCTCAATCGAAGGAAATTTCATTGCTGAGAAAGAAATGTATATGAGCGCACACGAAGAGTTTGCTGCAATACTTGCCGAGATAGAAGAACTTTTGAAAGAGAAATAAATGAACATCGAAGCAGGTGGGTTTCTAAAAGTCGAACTATTCAACGACGACGCAAACCTGTTTCTAAACGCACTCACGAAGATAACAAACGAGGGTGGTAAAATGGGTTTTAAAACGTATGGGTTGAATGAGGACGAAATGAAAGTTCTGAATACTATTCTTGAAACTTTAGGGTAAAAAAAACGAGGGGTAATCACTCCCCTCGCCAAACCTAAAATCAAAAAGAAACTATGAAAAGAATCAATTATGAAACAAATATACCTTCTTTTCTATTTAGTCACTAAATATTTAATTAAACATATTATGAACTTACGAGAAAAAGTAAACGCTCTTTTCGCGAAACACAATGTAAGCCTATCAGCCGAAGAGGTTGTTGAGGTGAAGCAAATGGTTGAAGCGATTCTTGAGGACGGAACAAGCATCTACTCGGACAGCGACACTTGGGCAGCTGGTGTTCGTGTATTCGCAAAGGACGCAGAAGGCAACGAGGTTGTTGTAGCGGACGGCGAGTACAAGACAGCAGAAGGAATCATTGTTGTTGTAAGCGGTGGTCTTGTTGCTGAATTAAAGCCAATGGAAGAAGAAAGTCCAGAGGTTGAAGTAATCATCGAAGAAGAACAAGCGACAGAGGTTGTTGCTGAAGAAACATTCAACGCAGAGGTTGAAGGTCTTTTGTCTTTGGTTGCTAAATTAGAAAGCGAACTTGCTGAATTAAAGAAAGCAAACGCAGAACTTTCATCTAACGTAGAGAAGTTGAGCGCACAACCTGCGGTTCAATCTATCAAAGAAGTTAAACAAGCGAAGCAAACACCTGCTAAATCTTACAACAAGATGAGCGCAGAGGAACGCTTCTTATTTCATCTTAAAAAATAATAAAAAACAAATAAAAAAAAATGCCTACTACAACATCATTAACAACTACCTACGCAGGTAGAGAAGCGGCAGGATATATCCGCGCTGCATTCTTAAGTAACGAGTCTTTGGCTGCGGTTACTTTCAAAGAAAACATCGAGTACAAACAAGTTGTTCGTCGTCTTGTTGACAACGTAACATTTGCTAATGCTACTTGCGATTTCACTCCAACAGGAACAGTTACTTTAACAGAGCGTATCTTGACTTTGGAGAAATTCCAAGTACAGCGTCAACTTTGTAAAAATACGTTTTTATCGGATTGGGAATCTCGCTCAGAGCAGAACAACGAATTACACGCTTCATTGACTGACGCATTAATTGCTAACGTTATGGCGGGTATTGCTGCAAACAACGAGCGTTTGATCTGGCAGGGTGTTAACGCAACCGCAGGTGAGTACGCAGGTTTCGAGACTTTGTTCTTGGCTGACGCTACTGTTCTTGACGTTGCTACTCCAGTTGCTATCGACAGCACTAACGTAATCGACGAAATGAATCGTTTGGTTTTAACACTTCCTGTTCGCGTTCGTCGTGCTACTGAGAAGCCTGTTATCGCAGTTTCTTCAAACGTTGCTGAAGCGTTCAGAACTGCTATCTTAGGTCTTGGTGGTGGAAGCTACTTGTACCAAGGTGAAACTGTTAAGATGACTTGGCAGGGTCAGTATGACATCATCGAGTGTCCTGGTATGTCTGACGACACAATGGCTATGTACCAAAAGTCGAACTTGTGGTTCGGTACTAACTTACTTGACCAATGGAACAACGTTGCTGTTTTGGATATGTACCAATACGATTTGTCTGACAACGTACGTTTCGCAGCTTCTTTCTTCGCAGGTGTACAATACGGCTTCGGTGACGAAATCGCATTCTACCAATACACTGCATAATCTCAACCATTCTAACCCTTGCACATAGAGAGGCGGTGGCATAAAAACCACCCCTCTTTTGTGCTAATAAAAAACTAATAATATGGCTTGTGAATTAAGTACAGGATTTACACTCGATTGCAAAGACGGCATCGGTGGTATTAAGAAAATTGTTCTTTGCGATACAGTTACTTCGTTGACTTTAGACGCAAACGAAATCGTTACTGCTATCGTAGGTCCAGTTGCAGGTGATTTGTTCACTTACGAACTACCAACGCAAACAGGATCGTTCGAAGAAACAATCAACTTCAACCGCGACAACGGAACAGTATTCTACACGCAGACTGTGAATGTAATGTTGCAAAAATTATCAAGCGCAAAGCGTTTGGAGTTGCAAACAGTTGCACAGGCTCGTCCAATGATTTTCGTTAACGATTCAAACGACAATTGGTGGGCTGTTGGTTACGAGTACGGAGCAGACCTTTCTACTTCTACTGCGGGAACAGGAACAGCGTTAGGTGATATGAACGGATACACACTTGCATTTGTACACGAAACTCCAAAGAGAGCGTACAAATTGAGCGGTACTCCTTTGTCAATCCTTGACTAATAACTGACAAAAAACTTTTACACATAGAGGGGCAAAGTGTCCCTCTGTGCTGTAATTTCATCAAACAAATAAAAAGATAGAATGGTTTATTTGAACACAAATACAGCGAATCAAGATGCTTGGCTTTCACTCGATGAAGGTCGTCAGTATTTCAACGTTGCGTTCACAAACTATCTTTTAATTCTTACTTACGAAATGACAGGCGAACAACTCGCTCAAGTCGTTACCGTAATAAACGAAAACGAACGTGTTACTAAAATACGTTTAACAACAGTTGGTCTAACTGACGCTGGAAAGTATAAGTACCAAGTGTACGGACAAAACAGCGCGGTGAATTTAGACCCAACAGATGCTTCCGTAGTTGGTTTGGTTGAACGTGGTTCAATGATACTATCAAACGGAACAATTTACTTTGACGTTTCAACACCGACAATTCCTGTCGATGTAATATAT